CCTAACTGCCTTTTACAGTAATCTATTAATTCCCCACGTGTGCTTGGTTGCGCCATTTATCTACTTTACTAGTATAATGTTATTTATGAAGGAGCAGAAGAGATACCTGCTATAACTAACACATCTCCTGATACTATCCTATAAACTGAAGAACCAGAACCAATTAAAACATCATATACATATCTACCTTCTGTTAAAGTTCTAGTAGCAGTAGAACCTAATGATAACCTAAACTCCCCACCCTTAGCACTAGTAAAACCAACTTCAAAGGTTTTTATTGCATGTTGTGATGATCCAATTGCTACACTCTTTGCAAGTTGAGCAGAACCACTATATCCAGTAAAATCAAAAGCAGTACCAGAAGTACCAACTACAGTGTAGTCAGCATCTAAATCTGCTCCAGTATTAATGGTGAGATTTACGCCATAGGCAACACCTGAACTGGGATCAAATGTAAGAGTGTTTTTAGCCATTAGATAATGCTCTTAGTAAAGTTTTGATTTCATTTATATCATCCTTTAAAGATTTCAAATCATTCTCCATATTATCTATTCTTTCACCTCGTTGCTTTCTTTTAGCACGAATTGAAACATAGTTATCATATTCACTTGAATTAGTATTCAAAATAGCATTACTATTTTCATCCCTAATAAGATTAGCGTGTCCTTCTACTTTCATATTATGCAAGCGCGATTGCTCTAAGATTTTTCACTCTAGGTGGTTGAGCCTGATTTGTACCAGTACCTACTAATTTAATACTAAAGTTTCTAAATGTAGGAAGATTGTCAATAGTAAATTCATAATCATTCCATACAATTTGATCTGACTGATATGCTATTTTGTCAGTTTTAGGAACCAATTTATCAGGAAGTCCACTATTTTGAGCAGGATCTATAATTTGACCTGTTGATAATAAATTAGGATATCCTGGGAATGGTTGATAAACTAATTCTTCATTCACATCTTCTGGAATAGCATAAAATGCTCTAATATCACTAGTAACATTAACATGTGCTTCCATATGAAGTTTAATTCCAGTAGCTCCATCTTTTAAAGTAACTGGTTTTGTTGCATATACAAAGGCATTAGGATCATCCTTCAATGTATTAACTCTATTATCTGTAATCCAATCATCAATTGGATTATTAATCCTATTAGATGTAAGGATAACTCCAATCCTATCCAAATCTATTATAGGAGAAACTGCTGGACTTGCTCCATACAAAGATAAACTCATAGTAAATGATTTGTTATCAGGTAAAGTAGTCAAAGATGTTGTTTCATTAATTCTAGAAGCAACCATTCTTGGAGTGGACATATAATTATCATTTTCCAAACTGATTGATTCAAATCCTTTATCTTGATAAGGTACTTCTGATCCATTTATACTGGATGCAGTAACAGTTCTTATTTGAGCTGTTATATTAGAACCTTGTGGAGTTACATTTTGAACTATTGGTGTTACAACCTCAAAAGGTATATTCTCTGATGAAAGAATATTAGTACCACCAGTAGATTTAGTTTGATTAAAATGCAACTTAGGAAAACTAGTTCCTACAGATCTGTCTACTCCATTAGAAGACATATCTACTTTAATATTGAAATAATCAAGACCTTTAGAATCAGAAACAGTAGCATCTGCTATATTGTGATTTTTATTAATTCTTCTAAGAGATACTCCATTTAACTCATACTTATGAACAAAATCATTTTCAGCATGACTGAGAGTTTGAGTAGAATCAACTCCTCTCGTAACACCTGTTAAGGTATTATTTGCCACTCCACTATAAGAAAGAATCTCACTTCCAACTTTCACATAACCTAAGTTAGTAGAACCAATACCTACATTTTCAAATTCAGCAAAGTTTGTTGCATCATCTACAATAATAGAACCAGTAGAAGTTGAATCGTAATCTGCTGCTAATTGAGTAGCAGGGACATCAGAAGCAACATCAGTAAGTGTTACTGTATTTTGGTTGGAATACATTCCATGATTCTTTTGATTAATCTTAATATGAAGTCCATCAGAAACTGTTACAGGATCTCCAGACAACCAAACATTTCCGCCAACAGCATGATTAAGAGTAACTATTCCAGCACTTGTAGTATATCTAATTGTCTTACCAACACCAGTTGCAAAATCACCTTGAACATTATCAAGAACATATTCATTAATACCAGTGACAGATCCAATAGAGAATTTAATATCTCTACCTAAAGAATTAATACCTACAGATGTTATACCAACAACATCACCTATAACATAACCACTACCTCCACTTGCTATTGTTGCAGCAGCTGCTACCCCATTAGTAATGGTAATATTAGCAGTTGCATTTTGACCAAGACCAGTAATAGTATTAAGAGAAACACCAGAATAAACTTGACTACCTGAAGAAGGAGTGTATCCTACACCAGCATTAGTAATAGTTAAATTGCCAGTTGCTGTTCCTCCAGTTCCAGCTAACCTTCCAGTAGCATTACTGCCATCTTGAGAAATTATATTGCCAACAGTTACTCCAGGATCAGAAATAGTAGTGTTAAATCCTATTCTAATCTTATTAGAAGTAATGTTGAATGAATCTTTAAGTAAAGGTGCAATATCATCAGAATATGTCAATAAAGGTGGATTGGTGAAATTAATAGTTCCACTTCTATTTTTAAATTTAGCTTTATAAAGAACAAATTTTAAATCTTCATATTGACTAGCATTCCAAGTTTCTCCATTCTGCGATTTAAATAAAGATCCTAAAGTAGGTTGAGCACTTACAACTACTTGCTCAGATTCTGGATTATTCTTTGTTTGAACATCCACTTCTCCCATTCTTGAAATCCAAGCAGTATATTCATTGCTATTAGATAAAAGAACAATAGCATAAGATTGTCCACCTGGAAGATATACAGGAGAAGGGAATCTAACTACTGTTTTAAGAGATGCATCATCAGATATGTTAACTTGTTCAGGATTTAATACAACTTCACCAAAAGGAATTATTTCAGTAGTAGGAACTCCCAATTTCATTGTTCTTAACTGAACACTTACTGGTAAGAACTGATCTTTAGTACCAAAATACAGATCTACTTTAGTTGCATATATTCCAACTCCATGAGGAACCCAGAAAGATTGAGCAAGTGGATCTTGATATCCATGCCCACATGGTTTATTTAAAGCAGCATATTCTCCTTGAGCTAATCCAGTTTCGGATTCAATAGCAGCAAAATTAGCTGCAATGTCATCAGCTGCAGCTACCTCAAATGCTGCAAGTGATTCAGTAGTTTGAGCATTAGCCCATTCAATATGCTCAATCATCCTTTCTTGGACTTGTTGAGGAGTAGCGTCAGTACCCAATTCTTCTGCAATTGATGCAGTCCAATACTTTACTGCTCCTTCATCTGGAGGAGGATCTCCAGCTAAAGCATAAGCATTTGCTATAGGATCAACAGATTCTACAGTAGTGTTACCAGCATCATCTTCAATAACATTGAACCCAGTGAAATGAGATTTTTGTGTTACTCCATTATATGTGTTTGTTAATTTTGGAACATAAGTATCTTGTTCTACCCAAGACTGTGCTTGCTCTACTGTATCTAATGCAGGAACATAGTCAACATAAGTAGAATCTGGACCACCAATACGATCCTCTGGCAAATCAACTACTACGTTATCAGTAAGATCATCAGGATCACCAATAACATTCATAGTGTCATCAGCTTGATTTCTTCTGGTGTCTATGACAGTAGAACTTACTAAAGTTGTACCATCATCACTACTAATAGATTTACTCTCAACTTTAGTTAACACATCAGTATGAATATTCTTCACACTAATGATAGTAGATTGCATTGTATTAATAGTTCCACTAGAATCAAAAGTTCCAGAGACATCGCAAGTAACATTTCCAGCTATTTGGCTATTAACACTACTGCTTGTAAGTCTAAAGACTTTTTTACCAGTCTCAAATTTTGGAGTAGTTATATCATTAGGATTAGGAATAAAGAAAGATCCAATTACACTTCCTACATTATCACTTCTTAATCTTAGATTAGAAATTGTAGCTTGAGCATTAGATGTTTGTCCTGCTAATTTTAAACCTTTTTCAACATATCCAAAATATGTATTATCTGATTTTTCAGATAAAGAATCTAAGTCTATATTCAGTATAGTTGATGTTGAAGAATATAATTCTGGAATAATGCTAAGATTAGAAGCAGTAGATTCATCTGTACTTGTAGTAGTAGAAGAAGCTGGAACTATAGTGTCAACTAAAACAGAAGTTCCTTTCATCAAAGAAGTAAATTGATAATATGGATTAACATTATAGAATGAATTAGGATCTATAGGATTTCCTCTCTTGTGATTGGATTGAGCTACTTTAAATCTAATCAATTCTTTTCCTTCACTATTAGTACCTATAACAGTTTCACCTACTTGGAAAGTACCAGTAGTCATTGTAATTTCAAGAAGTTTGGGAATAATATATTTTGCTACATCTTGTCCATCAAAGAATGCATAAAGACCAGTTGATGGTTTTAAAGTTCTGGCATCAAATTTAATATTTCTAGATCTCATATGAGCACTTACTTCAGTATTGACTACCTTAGGTCCTTCATTAATAGTACTAAATGTTTCTCTAGTTAAACTCTTTCTTGCAGTCCTTTGAGAAGTTCCAGTTCTAGTTTGAGTTGCATATACATTTCTGACTAAATCTTGTCCTACCCACTCTATATCTTCCCAAGAACCACCTTGACTATATCCAGTCCAATTATCTCTCCAACCTCCCCACGTTACTGGACCATATCCAGATCTTGAGTCAAATCCAGAAGCATCTAATTGCTCCTCATTTTCAGTATAAGTAGTAAGATCTTCATTCTTAGCTTCAAGAACTACCTGATCTACCCATATATCAGAATCAGGAACTAAATCTATGGTTCCTCCATAGTAACTTACAAGATATGGAGTAACATTTTCAACTCTAGTTGCAAAAAGTTGAGATACATGCACAACCTCATCATAATCTAAAGTTATTATATTACTAGTCCTTCTAACACCATTCAAACTAGTCATATCCACCTTAAGATCTAACTCAGTAGTATAAGGTGATGGTCTCAATTCTCCATTATGATAATCTATAGAATTTTTTACAATAGTCTTTTTAAGTTGATTTTCTGTATCAGAAAAATCATCTACAAAGAAACCTGATTTAAATCTATTTAAACCATCAGCATCAGTAATTTGCATATTTAAAGTATCATTCTCTAATAAAGAGAGAGTTGTATAGAATTCTAAATTCTCAATTCTCTTTTCAAGTTTATTGATATCACTCATCTGATATCTCTTATAAGATGCAAGAGTAATACTTGCATTTTTTATATTGAAAAGATATGCAGGAAGTTTAATAGAAGCTACTTCTAATGCTCCATCTATAGGAGTAGGCCATTCTGGAGTCTCAGCTGGAACTCCATTAACTAATTGGAAACTTCCATTTTTAGTTAAGTAAATTTTATCTAATCTAGGAAGATAGAAAGAATAATCTAATAAAATAGATTTATCAGATGCTAAAATATTTGGAGCAGAATTTCCAGATGCATCAAATGATCTACCTAAAAATTCAAAAGGAGAACGTGATGTTCCTGAGAAATCAGAAACTCGAGGTCTTATATCAATAATATCACTTACTCTTTTTCCATTAATTGAATGTAAATTTTTATATTCAAAATTATCATAAGAATTAACTGTAGTAATATCTCCTGTATCAGAATCTGTAAAATAAGCTGATTCAAATATTATCTTCAACTTCTTAGTAGGTGCATCATATCCAGGTTTTCTTATTAATCTAGAGTAATCATATATTGTACTTCTTTGTCCATCATCATAATTATATTCATCAGTTATATTATTGGAACCTAAACTAATAGCCCCTATAGTAGCACTAATTCCAGATTCTCTAAAAGTAATTGTTTCTCCAATTTGAAAACCAAAATCATTAATAAGAGTATAATTTATAGCAGAATCCGTATTCTTACTAACATATACACCAATAGCACTACTTTGATCACCAATAAAAGTTTCTCCAATTAGAAAATCTCCAGTTTTACCAGTTGCACTATTAATAGAACTAAAGGTTAATATTGGTAAAACTGCTTCACTTGCATTGGAAGATTCATATACTCCATATATTTTCATAACATCTGGAACATTTAATGAAATTTCTTCATCTTGAACACGTGTTCCATATACTTTATTATAAGTAAGTCCATCATTTAATGTAGTAGTTCCAATACCAGATATAGAACTAGCAGATCCAACTATATTAAGTATATTAATTTTTTGCTTTTCTTTAATTTTTTCCTTTACATTTATTTTACGTAATGTCGCTATTAATCTAGCACCACTATTAGTTCCTAATCCATTAATTATTATTTGAGTAGATCCTTCATTAAAATCAAATTTATCAGATGATAAAGATTCTGTAGTTCCATCATCTCTTATTAAAAGATAATCTTCTTCATCAAAAGGCAAGAAAGTTTCATTTCCATTACCACTACTAATAGATCCTGTAGAATTGTCAGTTATATTTACTTCAAACTGTTTTCTAATAGTAATATTAGAATTTTGTAGATTTACATCTGAAATATTATTTTTAGGTAATGAAGTATATAAAGTGTTATCTGTAGAAGATTGGAATTGTGAAGCAAGTATCCTAAAATCAGATGGATTAATTGTGCTAATAGGAAGACCACCATCACAAATACCAGTAACAGTAGTAAGACCTGAAATAGTTAAAGAATGTTGAGAAACACTTTCAATTTTTGCAAAAGAAGGAATGCTTTTTCCAGGATTTGTATATGCTACAACATTACCAACAGTAGCAATTCCTATGAAAAATTTACTGAGATCAGTACTAGTAACTGTTGATATACCTAAGTAAGCTCCAGAAGTAGTAGCAATACTAATATTAACTTCTCCTATATTAGATAATACACTTTGTTTTACATCAGCATTAAAAGTGCTTGCTGTGCTTACTGTGCCATTAATAGATTTAATATCACTAGTAGTATATGAAGTAGATGCTGCTGAAATATTTCCACTTTCTATGCCGTTAAAAATTAATTGCTCTCCAGAAATAAAAGTTCCTTTAGTATTATATGCAGTAACAGCAGTACCAACAGAATTATATCTTAGATAACCAGTTGCTCCACTTGATTTACCTTTAATATGTGTAGGGACAGTTAAAGCATTTGATGGATTAGTGTTTAATGTTATATTAGTATAAGTTTGAATATCATATAAAGCAATATCCCATTCATTTTCACTAGGATTAGAAGAATCATAGAACCCAGATTCTAACCCAAAATCATATACACGTGCTATTCCAATTTCTTTACCAGCAGCAGTAGTTGCAGCAGCACCAATTCTTTCATCTCGCAAACTAACAGTATAATTAGTTCCTACTCCTATTGAAGGTGATCCAGAAACCCTATTTAATGTGAAAGTAGGTCCAGTAACATAATTGATACTTTGATTTTCTAATGTTTTTGTTGTTCTTGGTTTTTTGAAATCTAAAAAAGTAGGAGTTATTGTTTCAACTTCAAATCCTTCAACATACGCTTTTCCTGGAGATAACTTATAAGTTCCTAAATCATCACTTGGAGTATTATTATTATAAGTTGTTTGACTTGCATTAAAAATTCCATTATTTCCTTCATAATCATTTAAGGTATTCTTGGCATTAAGAGAAAATGGTTTAACATAATAATTACCAGATTCATCAAAAGTTCTTCTAGCTAATTCATTAGCTAAATCATTATAATCATTTTCTTGACGCACATAAATTAATTGACCTTCTCTAACTTCCATCAAATCTATAAAATTAGATGGTTTAGCTTCTGTAGGAGGTATTCCAACTAATTGAACACTTATACTTAATCTATCAGCACCAGGAGCAGTATAGTTGCTAAATCCTGCGGCATTATCTGTTAAACTTTGATCTAAATCTGAAGTAACTATATTTTCGTTAATTTTTAATCCTACTTTAAAACTAACATCATTACGATATGGATCTAAAACAATAGTTTGAGAAGAAACATCTACAAAATATCCTCTTATAAAATAAATTCCAGAAGATAATACAGCAGCAGACCCAGTAAATGAACAAACCCCTGGAACCAATTGAGCAACAGGTTCTCCAGGTTGAAATATTGTTCCTGATCTTGTAGTTACTACTTCATTATCTAATAATAAACTTTCTCCAGGCAAAAATACTTCATTATTTTCTCCGCCAGTATTTAAATAAGCTATGAATAAAATATACCAATTTTCACCAGTAGCTCTAGTAATAAATGATTTTATCTTAGCCTTTATTCCAGATTGACTTCCAATTACTACTTTACCTACCAATCTGTTAAGATATGAGTGTACATCTATTCCTTCATTAGATCTTTGAATTCTAACAGAAGTATATCCACCATTATATCTAACTCCACCTCCAGTCACAGAAGCTCCATCTTTAAAAATATGTTGCCCAAATTTTTCAATCTGACTTTGAAGAATAGATTGAATTCCTGTTAATTCACGTGCTTGTACAGGTAATCCTGGTTTAAATAATATTTTACAATAATTACTTTTAGTATCAAAATCGTCAAAATAAGGAGCGACGTTTAGATTGGTTTCCTGTGGCATGAGTCTTTAGAATTGCAAAATGACTTTGATATCTTCTCTTTGATTAGCAGACCTGGTAATAGATGGTCTGTTGTCAACATATATTATATTTCCAGAGTATTTTTTAACTTCAGGATTAGAAACTCCTTGAGTAAAACTCTGTCCAAGGTAATATGTTCTATTATTTATTATGGTACTTATACCAGGACTACCTGATGTTCCAAAATTAGTATCTATTCCTAAAGTACCCTCATTACTAGCAATATTTACATTTCCTCCAGTAGCAGGATTTGCTGTAAATGGATGTAATGCATATCCATAAGTAGGATCAGTTTTCAAAGATCCATCACTATTAAATCCAACTAAACTTTTATCTTGCCAATATTTAAGAACTCCTGTTGTTTGATCATAAGAAACAACTCTTCCTACAGCAGTAGAACCTACTCCTACAGTTTGAGTTACTTGACCATCTAAATCAAAAGTAGCAGTAGTGTAACCTGCTCCTATTAATTTTAAAGCATAAAGAGAGCTAGCTTTAGAAAGAGTTAAATTAGCAGTTGAATCAAAGGCTTGAGGATTTTCTACAACTCCAATTCTAGCAATTTGGTTTCCTGTTATAAAATCTGGATTTTCTGTGTCATTTTCAATCTTAGAATAAACTAAAACATTAGTAGCTCCTAACTCTCTATAAATATCTGCTCCATGTCCACCTTGAGGAGGTATGATGACATTAAATACTGGTGTAGTAGTTCCTACAGGAACCCCACCAGAAACTAAGTCTATAGTTCCATAGGTATATCCAGATCCACCTTTTGCTATATTAATAGACTCTACTTTAGCATCATTATTAATAACTATAGTTGCCTCTGCTCCAGATCCATCTCCATTCACTGGAACTCCAGTATAAGTTCTATTAGCAGTTCCTATACCAGATCCTCTATTAATAATAGTGGCAATTTTTAATTGACCACTACTAGATGCATTATCTCTTACTGCAGAATTATCTGTACTTGTTTCCCAATCACTAGGAACAGGCATAAAATTAGTAGAATCAAATTTTGCAATATCACTTGGTTTGATAGTATAAAGATATTTCCATATATAACCATCACCACTATCACCAGCTGTTTTAGGTTCTAAATCTGTAAATGTAGGTTGATCTAGTGACGGTCTTCCTGAAGTATTTTCTGGGTCAGTTCCATTTTGCAAACAAATATAAACTTTAAAATCTTCATTTACTACGAAATATTTTGATGAATATAGATTAGTTGCGCCAGATGGTTTTGCTGTATTTGTTCTACTAATATCTCCACGATACATATCATAAGTTATACCCGAAGTCCAAGTATTTTTAGTAACCACTCTACGCACATCAGAAGAAGTAATTTTCTTCAATGCAATCATAGTATCCCAATAATCATCTTCTTGCTCAAAACTATCCTTAGGAGCTGGAGGATTAGAGTTCCAAGTAGAAGAATAATTAGTAGCATTAGGTAAACCAACAAAAGAATAATATGAATTAACAGTAGAAGTTGCTGCTGAGACAAAATTCTTAGCATTCAATATTCTTAGTTGATCAGTTATAATGGCTGACATTTTTACTATTTTTTTAGTTATTTATGTGTTATAATTTACGTATCTTAAAGGATTAACTCTTTCAATTATTGGTGAAGTAGTTATTCCAGATAATCCATCACTATTTCCAGCATATGAAGTAAATGTCCTTGCAGATCCTCTAGGAGCTGTGACAATTCTTCCCCAACTATATTCACCAAAAAACTCACTATATCCAAGTCCAGTTAATCCATTATAATCCTGAACACTAACTGTTACTTGTGCAACATATGTTAATCCAATTCCTATACCCATAGTTTGAGCTATAGAAACTTGAGCAACCTCATAGACATTATCTAAGAAGGAAGTTCCTATACCAACCACAGTTCCATCTTGATATAAAGAAGTTACTGAAGCACCTACATTAGAATTAAAGACTGTGAAGTAGTATCCAGTTGAAATTCCACTTACAGTAAGAGCACTTCCTACAGTAGCAGCATTTCTAAATAATGACTCCTTAGGAAGAAGTAAATCAAATACAATACCAGTAGATGCTACTCCAACTGAAGTAGTTGAAATACCAGATATAATACCAAAATCACCAGAATAAGATACATTTTCAATAGTCTCGATTGCAGTTGCTAACTTAGGTTCTCCTATGAGAACTGAAGGAGCAGCAGTATTAGTATATGCAAGTCCAGTTGTAGTTCCTCCATAAGAAACTGTAATAGCATTTACAGTTCCAACTCCACTTATAGTAGCAGTTGCTCTAGCACCCTGAGAAGTAGTATATCCTACAGGTGTAGTAATAGAAACTGTTGGTGCTATTGTATATCCAACACCAGGATTGGTAATATCAAATGAAGTTACAGTTCCAGCAGCAGAAACAAAGGCAGTAGCAGATGCTCCAACTATACTGTCTTGAGAAATGATTCTAATGTCATTTTGACCAGTATAATTTTCCTTTGAACTATCAAAGAAAGTTCTTATATTTGAAACAAAGATAACAGTAGATCCTACACCAACTGATTGAATAATATTAGTATTAGGATATATCAATGGTTCATAATGAGGTCTATCCTTAGTAACAGCTTCTCCATCTATAAATTTATCTTGAGTTTGTCTAAACCATGTAACAGATCTTTGGAATGTTTCATTAGTAGTAATTCCTGGACCAGGATAGATATTTGTATCTAAACTATCTGAAGAATTAATAGTAGTTACTGTTCTTCTATTTTCTTCTAACCCAATAGATTGGTCATATAATTTTAATTCATCACCTGCTTTAACTGTTTCTAATATATCAACATTAGTAACATCAACAGAACCAGTTCCTCTATAAAATAAAATCTTAGAAGTATCTCCTGACTTAGGTGCTTCTTTAAAGGTAATGAAACTACCACCCTTAAATTCATATCCATCTCCAGGAACTTGAAGAATATCATTAATGAATACTAATAAAAGAACTTCAACATCTATATTTGAACCTGGTTTAGATTGAATAGTTTGCTGTGTTCCATTAAGGTTTAATGCAAATGAAATTGTCTTTCCATCAAACAATGAGTCTAAAGGATCTAAAACTTGAAAGTCTCCAACTGTCCATCCAGCAAAACTATCACTTACAGTTTCATTAACTGTGAGTTGGAATTCTCTAAATTCTGCAGCACCTGCAGTTGGAATACCTACAGTACCACCTACACCTATAGTTAACTTCTGAGTTTCACCATAACCATATCCTTGATTGGTAATTTCAAAATCAATTACACTACCACCCAATCCAACAACTATATTTGCTCTTGCTTCTGATCCTACCCCAGATTGATTTGAAGAATAGAATAGAGGCATATTATCATAAGATAATGGCTCATCTATTACAACTGATGGAGGATTAGTTGATGTATAACCAGTACCAGGATTGGTAATAGCAATACTTACAATATTACCACCACTTATAGCAGCAGTACCAATAAACTCAATATTAGGTGCTCCTGTACTTAAGGTTTGAACACCTACGTTAACTACTGTCTGAATACCAGTTCTATAACCAGAACCACTATTACCTATACTAATAGAACTAATAGTACCCAAACCAGATACTATAGCAGTACCACCTGCAGCAACCAATGGTTGATATCCTAAACCTTCTGTAGAACCAACAGAAACAATAACACCACCAAGAGGAACATTTGCAGTATTAGGATCATAAGATACAGATGAAATAGATCCTGTAAATTGAACACTGGTAATTCCTGCACTTTCTGTTAAAGTATAATCTCCAGCAATAGATACACCACCAGTATATCTTTGTGGTCCTTGTGGTACTTGATTGACTAATATAAGAGCATTATTTGTTGAGAATCCTGCTATATTACTTCCACCAGATGTAAGAGTAAACTGAGTAGTCAATCCAGTAAAATTAGAAGAAATATCATCAAAAATATAGTTACCAGCATAAGGTTCATCAGCACTACCAGTAATACCAGATCTCATAAAGGATCTGCCATTAAAAGATGAATGAGTTGCAATACCAACCCAATCCCTTTCATCTGGTTCATTAGTAGTAGTTGATAATGGAGTTAATCCTACAGGAGCAGTAAAGAAGTTAACAGTGCTATCTACAATATTATAATTTCCTTCCACCTTAGTAATTAAAGTTCCATCACTATGAACACCTGATTGTGTTCCCATCCAAGGTCTAGTTACTAATAGAACGTTGGTAGCACCTAATCCAACAGAATCCACCTTCATAATCTCATCACCAATCTTCAACATATCACCACCAGTAATAGACGTTATTCCTGATAGTTTAATCTTATCTGTAGTAGCAGATACATCAGCAGTAATAGTAGTAGTTACAGCAGTAGCAACTATTGGAGATTGAACCACATTATCAATACTTAATATACATCTTGAGTTTTGCTTTTTAGAAGTAAATGAATGAGAAGTTCCAACTCCAACTGCAGTAATATCCAAATAAGTAGGATTAGTCTTTAATGCATTCTCTGCAGAAGTAGCAAGTCTAAGAGTAGAATCATCTACTTTAACTGCATATACAGTAGAAGGCATTTTATCTGTAGTACCATATCCAGGTATAGCTTGTGATGCAATCTCAATAGCAGAAGTAGTACCAGATCCAGTATATCTGTAAGATAATTCCTCTCCAGTAACAAAGTAATGATCTGGTAATCTAATTGTATCTTCAGCCAAACTAACTGTGGTAGAAGCACTTCCTACAAAGTCCCTCTTAAAGATTGGTAGTTGTCTATGCTTAAGTTCAAATGCTCTCTTAACATCAGTCTCAGTAGCAGTATAAGCACCAAATCCAGTATCAATGGTAGCATTAGTTAAATCTATCTCATTAACCTCATTTGCCTCATCAACCAATCTTAAAGCAGCTTGGAATACTCTAACCTGAACAGCAGCACTTGCTATAGGAGTAAATGTTAAAGTAGTATAATCTCCAGAAATAGCAGCACTAAAATCACCTAAATTAGTGACAGTTTGGTTAATAGCATATTCAGTAACATATGGAGTTGTTCCATCATCTACTACTATAACTTCTGATATTTGATAATGACTATTAGTAGTATCTTCTACACATACAACATAATAAGCACCATTAAATGTTTCAGTTTCATATTGTGCCACTGCAGTAGCAGATGGAGAACCACTGGCAGATATAGAAGTATATCTGGAATCTAAATTAGCAGTATTTAATGATGTAGTGCCAACTCCAGCAGATGATGCATTTCCAAAATCTACATGCACAGTATTAGCAACATATGTACTTGCAGTGGATACTGTAGGATGAAGATCTAAATGAACTCTAGATCCAGCAATATAAGCACTATAAGTTCCAAGACCAGGTTCTCCAGAAGCACTACCAACATCACCTGTAGATAACTGCCCATACTCAATCATATCTACATTAGTTCCATCATGAACCAAAGTTATTTCATCATGCTCCCAATATGAAGCATCACTAGCAGCATAAGATACTAATACCTTAGATCCTCTGTAAGTGGTAGCAAAAGAAACAATACTATGTTGTGTAGTAATTCCTAAAGGTATAGTTGTAGTACTACTTGTAATATTAACAATACCACCTAATCCAGTAGAACCTACACCAGCAACACTGTCAGAAATATTAAATGCAACATTAGAAACATCATAATTATTGAATTTAAACTTCTTAGGATAGAAGAGTAATCTTCCATCATCACCAGCAATATCCATGTCATAGGAACCTAAATCCCCACCAAATTCACCAAGGTCAGTGTTAGTTTCAACTCTACCATATTGGTTTAGGAAGATATTACCACTATCATCATGAAGAGCAGATACTAAGAGTATTTGTCTTTCTTTAGTATATCTCTTATCTCTAATAAAAGTAATATATTTTCTATATCTTACGCTTGCTAAAGTGAAACTATCAACAGACATAAATGCATCTGTTCTAGCATTATTATTAAAATCTCCACTAATATCATCAACAGTCAAAACTCTATTACCTATAGACTCACTATAATCTTGTAAAATTTTAGTATCAAAAACTATTTCATCAGAAATTATTTGAGAACCTATTGTTAATGTTTTTTCTCTTGCTAAATCAAAATCAAATACTGTATTCAAATCCATTATAGAAATTAAATCATTTATTACTTCAAATGTACTTTCAGTCTGAACAGAAGTAATTCCTACTTCTGCGCTATTTTTAATAATTAAATCACTAAATTTTTTAAATCCTGCTGTATGATTTAAAGTAGATACAGCCTCTTTCCACTTTTCAAACTCACATTCAGATTTTAGTGAATATGAGAAATATTGATAATAATCACTATCAATAACTCTTTGCAAATCATTATTTAAAAATCCAGTATTTTTCTGGAATCCTTCTTTCACTATAGAAGAAGAACCGATATCATATAAAGAATTGTCTACTAAAACTTCTGTTATGGTTCCTTGAGTACCAGAAGATTCTCCTACAAAAGATTCTCCTATAGCAAAATCTTGAGTTGAAGATACCCTAAGATATCCATAAGAATTATTCCAAGATTGTAAAGATCCACGTTTAGAACCAGATACAACATCTTCTCCTTTTTCAAATTCATCAACTTTTAATTTAATATCGAAAATTGGGAAATCTTTTTCAGCTATTATTTTTGCAGATGAAATATTGGATTGGAATGTTCCAGGAATTTGACCATCTGAAATAATATTAGATAAATTATATCTTACTGTTCCTAAAGTTCCTCCAATATTAGGATCTGTTGCTAAAATCTCAAATAGAGTATAATCATAATTCTCACTATTATAACCCTTACCAGTACTTCCAACTCCAACACTAACTCCTTCAATCATTACTTTCTTACCCACTTCAAATGGGTAATCAGCAGCATCACTAAAACTTGCTCCAATTGTCAATGTTACATTTTTATTTCCTTCATCATAATCTATACTATTAATAGTATATCCATTAGAATTGCTAGTAGGAATAATCTTAGGAGTAACATTATTCAAAGTTTTACTATTTTTTAAAATACTAACTTGAGTATCTCCTAATTCATAATTTAAATCAACATCATCAACTACCTTATTAGTCAATCCATCCAAAAGAACCAAACCTGGAGATTCTAAGTAATTTTTTCCAACTGAACTAATTCCAATACTTTCTAAAGAAGTAAGTAGATCTAATTTAATTAATTGTGGTATATTAGATTCAGGTCTAAGAGTTTTATCTACAGAATAATCAAATCCAATATCTTGAATCATTAATTGACTTATTCTTCCTACTGTAGGAGCCTTTGTTTCTAAAATTGCATTATTTCCTTTAGATGAAATTATAGTGCTAATTCCTGGAAGAGATTTATATTCGAATCCTTGATTTTCTACTCCAACACTAGCAATTGGACCTTCTGCATTTTTAGAATTAGTAACATAAGAAAATACACCATCTGATGATGTATATTCTAATTTTTGAGGAATAATGGGTGATATAAAAGAAAATGTAGTAGATCCAACTCCTACTATAGTTTTATTTCCTGATAATGGATTGGAGAATAAAGTAGCAGAATTGGAATTATTAATATTTTCAGTATCTCTAATAATCTCAGTTTTAAGTGAAGAATTTAATAATTTGTTTATTGGAGTTAAATTATAATATAATGTATTATTAATTTCTTTTACATTTTTTACAGTTAAATTAGCATTTGCATCTACACCAACTACCCCAGTTCTAACTACATTAAAATCATCTGTTTCTCCTGAAGTAGAGAATATATTAGTTAGATTTGGATCAGTATAAAGATTAAAATCAAATGCACTATAGGAAACTCCTCCATCAACGAATGATAAAGAAGAATCGGAAAGATCAAAGTATATTTTTAAATTTCTTTCTAATTTTATAGGAGGATTAATTGGAGAAATAGTTCCAGCAGAGGCACTAGTAATATCAATTGCTTTTGGTTCTACATGTATAGAATCATAATAAGTATTGCATAATTTTATAGTATTCTTATCTACTAATGATACATAATAAATTCCATTGTCCACTAACCCACCAGAAGATGTAGTTGCTGTATGAATAACTTTTTGTCCATTACTGTAACCATGTCTTGAAATAGTAATAGTATTATTTCCAACACTTACATCACCAGACCCAAAAGTTCTTGGATCTATTACTAATCTTCTATTATAGTCATTATATGCTACTTTTACAGTAGTAGTTATTCCTGGTTGAATAGTTAATTCAACATCATCTTTAGGTTTTAATCCATGAGTAGAAGCTGTAGATACAGTTACTAAAGATCTACTTAATGATCCTACTAAACTATTTTCATAGTTAGTTTTTAAACTATGGTATATTCCAGTACCAACCCCAATAAAATATAAAGTAGACTCTGTAGTAGTACTATTAATTCCCACAAAAGTTCCAGTAGATCCAAGTCCTACTCTTGCAGTAGCAATACCAATTAAATCATTAGATATTTTTGCTGCATAAACAGTTTGTCCTTGAGTAAGAGCGAATCCATCTATACCATCAGTAGACACTGATACAGCAGCTCCTGCATTTGTACTGTAAGTTAATGCATCTCCAGTTAATAATCCATGATCTTTAAAATAAAGTGATTTAGTTGGAATGAATAATTCAGTCAATCCAACTCCAGGATTAGAAAATACTAAAGTAGATCCAATTCCTACACCAGATGTTGTTCCTAATCCAACAGATTCTGATGGATTAAAATATAATTCTCTATTAAGTTTTAAATTGGAATTTTCTAATTTAGGAGTAGCGTTAAAAACAATACTTCTAGGCTTTTGTTCTACTCTAGAAGAAGCTGTATGTGCAGTTCCTGAAGTAGAATTCCATTCTCTTATTACTCTAACTCTAGATGATTCAATATCTACATTTAAAACTTTTACTTGTTCAGTTCCTATCCCCAAAACATCATTTTCTTTTATATAAGGAGGTCTTATATTTCCTTCTAAATTAAAGTAAGTTACAATTCCAGTAGAAGAAGAAGCATTAACTGCATCAAATAATTTAAAAGTATTTGTTGTAATTCCTATTTTTATTAAAGAGTTATTCTTTAAACCACTAGTACTTAGTCCAGAAATATAACTTATTTCATTATGATAAAAATTATGAGGATTTGTAGTATATCCTACATATTGGCCAGAATAATTTCCAAGTATAAATTCTACATTAGAAAATTCAGTATAAGCAACACTAACTTGATTTACAGTTTTACCCTTAATAAAATTAACAATAGATTTAGATCCATATCCACTAGATCCTACATCTTCAAAAACTACCTCATCTCCCACTTTATATTGAGATCCTCCAGTATTAACCCCTACACTTTGAATTTTTCCAGCAGTAGTAGACGTAATATAAGTTCTTTGTCTATGAATATTGCTAGGATTTAATACAAAATCATAACTTGTATCATTAAGTAAGAAATTATAAGGAGTAGTATTTCTGACTAAATTTGTAGTATTAAGATCTACTATATCTTGATTAGATCTATAATCAAAATTATAATCTATAGATTGATACTTATACGAATTACCTATAAAATATGGAAACTGTGGTTTTCTATAATTTTTAAAAGCACCCTCATCATCATTTATAGTTGGGTTAATTAATGCAAAATAAGCATAAACTCCATTAGGAAATTCTGGTGTTTTACAGAATCTGCCATTATGTTCATCTAAATCTTTATCATCAGAATAAGTATAATCTTCTACAAAAAATCCTTCAGAATATATCTTCTCTCCATTGGATGTGAGTGGGTTGGGTCTCTCACTAGAAATAGAAGGGGAATACCCTGATTCTAAAATTTTAATAGGACCACCAGAACTATTTGTATATCCATAAGGACCATAAATTGGACATCCATCATATGACCATCCAATAATTGGTGAATGAGAAACTGAGACTTGTTCAATATCATTTTCCAATGAAAGATCTGGAACAAATACTTCCTTATCACCTATAGATTTTTTAATATAAACAGATTGTCTTAATTTTCTGGGTGCATATAAATGAGAATACTGAAGACCATACTCATCATTCAAACCAGCAGAAACTACCCCATCATCAGTCGTAATTTGGTCATTTTGTATTAATCTTTCAACGCTATTAATAGTCCATGTTTTAGTATTAGCATAAAAATTAGCACCATCTCCGTTAGATGTTACTGTTATACTAGCATCACTAGAAGTGTGACCTACACCAGCATTAACTATTTTAACTGAATCGATAGATCCATTTTTTAAAATAGGAATGATAACAGTACCTTTACCAGTTCCCTCCATCTTTAAATTAGGAGGAGAATTATATTCAGTACCTGAATTCAATACTATAACTTCACTCAACTTACCATCAACAGTTATTATAGGAATTAATTGAGCATTTTTTCCACTTTTCGCTTCAAAAGTTGGTTGCCTATTATAATTGATAATGTCTGATGATCCATATCCTACACCACCATTAGCAACATATACTGATTTAATTGAACCCCTTACTACAGGTCGTAAAGATGCACTAAAATCTTGACCAGAAAGTGTAGAAACTCCTATATTTCCAGTTACTGTTACTGAAATTGGAGGATAATTAAATTCATTAATTCCTTCACCACCAGATAGCAATTCAATATAATTTTTATTTCTTAAGAAGAAACTAGCTGGAGTAGAACCCACTCCAACAGCAGACAACTTAAATGAACCTCCATCTACTTCAGTTACATAATAATCTGTTAGAGTAGTAAGTCCAATAATAGGAGTAGTTTTATTATCATATCTAATTAATTCACCAGTTTTATATCCATGATTAGGAATATTAATTATATTAGTGGCAGTATTAATTCCTGAAGAAGTTGTTGAAGTTAATCTATTAGTATAACCACTTCCAGAATTACCAATACCTATAGATCCAATAACCCTCTTTTTAATAGCACATTTGAGTTCTTGAATACCTTCACCATAACCAGTAATAGAAATACTAGATACTCCTGCTATAGCATCCAAATAATTGGCATGTAAAGAGACAGTTGTAGCATCTTTGATAGAACAAAAATATGGAGCATCTGTAGATAATCCAGCAATAGCAGTTTGAGTATCAGTAATATAAGTTACTAATTCACCATCTCTAAATTTATGATATGTTGAAAATCCTATGGTATTATTTGTAAGATTAACATACCCTCCAGTTTCAGTGGAATCAAATGTTAATGAATGATCCTTCTGAATCAAATTTGCATATGCTATGCACCCAGACCCATTTCCACCACTTATTTTTAAAGTAGGAGTAGAAATATAATCAAATCCTTCATCTACAATGTCTATTTTTTCTATAGACCCCTGAACTTCACAATAGGCAGATGCTCCTACACCAACTCCATCTGTAATTGCTAAAATAGGTGGATTTATAACATCATAATTACTTCCGCCACTTGTAACTGAAATATCTTGAATTGGACCATAAGAAACAACATCATTAGACTTATAATTAAGAATTTCAACACCATTCACCAAAATACCAGTTTTTCCTCTTGGAGTAGACTGATTAATTAAAGATGAAACAGGATCTTTAATTTTTCTAATTAATTTTTGAGATTGTATTGATTTTTCAGAAAATAAAGTAAGTTCAAATTTATTATTAGTTACAGTTCCACTAAAAGTAGAATATATTTCATTAGAAATGTTTGCACTACTTTTGGAAAGTTTAATAGTATTAATATCTACCTTTTTGACAAAATACTCCCCACCACTTAAGTCTAATTTATTATCTCCATCACCAGGAACATATGTTACCTTCTCTCCAGTTATTAATCCATGATTAGTGATGGATATTTCAGTATCATCAGTAAAAGAACCAGAAAATAATAAATCTGTTTCTCTAATATCTAAAGCATCATCAAAATAACTTGGAAGTGAAGGTGAAGCAATATAAACATCATTTCCGTCAATACCAGGAGTTAAATATGAGTTTTGAACATTTGTAGTGTAAATATTTGCTTCAGGATAATTACTTAAATTAGCTTTGGATAGTAACCTTTGAATTCTATATGAAATATTTGGATTTAATTCTCCAGAACCTTTAATTAAAACTTCTTTAGAACTAACAAGAGATATGATAGAACATGATACATCATTAATAAGAGCATTATCTCCTGCAACGAAATTATGGTCATCAAAAAGATTTAACTTATATGTAAAGTTTGAAGAGTCAATTAATTCAATAGATTCTATACTATAAGTAACAGAAATATTAGTAAATAAATTCTTTGTGACTTCACTTTTAGAAATTAACCCCAAACCTTTAGGTTCAATAATACTACCTTCTTCATTATAATAGGTAGTATTAAATTCAGGAATTAAATCAGATAAAACACCAGTAACTCTAACTTTTACTACATCCGCAGTTCCTATACCAGAATACCCATATGCAAATGCATCTAATCTTAAATCATGTTTTGGTGAAATATTTTTATCTACTCCACTACATCCATAAAATTGAGTTAATGATTTTGAAGTATAATTTATAGTACTTGAAGATCCATCAATATAATTTGCTATTAAAACACCAGTAGTTCCAAATCCAACTGTAGAATCAACAGTTAAAACTGTTGATCCAACTGAGACACCATCTACTAATTTTGTATTAGGATGTATAGAAAAATCTCCACTTACTTTATCTAAACTTTGATCATAGTCTAAACTTAGTCTATAATATGCCTTATCTCCTCTTACTATTTTTTCTATATCACTAATAGCTCCATTTGCCTTTTCAAATCCATATACAGGATCTTGAAATATATTTCTATTAATAAGATCCATAGGATCTCCATCAATAGATTCTACTACAAGTTGCTTAGAAACTTTATACTCCGCATCAGAAGGTATGAAAAGATAATCACTTGGTTTAATAACTTCTACATCTTTTCCATATAATGCTCTAAATAAAATCTCAAAGGATTGATCTGTTCCTTTTGAAGAATAAAAATCTTTTGATTGTTTAACAAATAATCTTTTATCTACATCAGCAGAAAGTGGTCTTTCTTCAAATCCTGGCGTAATTTGTTTCTTTACCTTCTTGAAGAATTGCTGTAAAAAACGAATACTTAGATTACTAACTGACGTGCCTGAAGAATGAGTGGCAATACCAGATTGTGAAAATACAAGTTCATCTGGTTTGTTAAGACTTCTATATGATGTAATTCCGCTAAAACCTCGAGAGCATCCAGTGAAAGAATTAGTAGTAATTCCAGTATATGTTATAATTTCATCATTAATCTGAATTAATCCATAAGTATCAGGAAATCCAGTAGTAGATTCAACATCTATAACGTTATCTGTTATTCCAACATATCCAGAAAGAGTTGTGGAATCTACAAGGTTTACTAATTCATCAACTTTTATATATTCATCAATATTTTGCAAAATATCAAGTGTAGATCCTTGATTTTCTATAGCAGTATAATATTGTGCTAAAAAATCACCAGCAAGTGGAAAATCTGCCCTTATAAAATCTGGCAGTTGATTTTTAACAACTGAACTAATTTTGACTCTTGTATTTTCTGACATTTTATAGTTGTGTTAATTTCCTGCTAATAAAAGGATTAATATGATGTATTCATATTATTGGGTGTAGGATTAGAATCACCTAAAAGTTCTAAATTAGTAGCTCCTAACACATATGTATCTGAGGAAAGAAGGGAGGTATTTTCCTTCTCTTTTTCAGTCAATCTAGCTATATTGCCATTCATATAACTTGAAGTAGCAGTATACTTAGTACCAGAAGTATTATCACCAGATGTTACGTTATCAGCAATCATATCAATAGTACTATTGCTAATATCTAACTGTAAATATAAATCCTGCAATCCTATGATATCATTAGACTTAGGACAAGCAGAAATTTCTATAATTGGGATATTTTGGACTTTTTTAGATGTTTTAATGATATTAATTGGTTTAATCAATATTTCAGCTTTTGCATAATCAACAGTACCAATATTAGTAGAAACAATTGTAGGATTACCCCTTGATTCTAATTTAAATAAGAACAATGTTCCAGTTTTTCCATCTGCATTAGGAGAATCACTTAAATACACAGTATCTGGTTGTCCAAAAATATTAAATCCAGATGATTTAATATTATAACCTTGATTACTCTTTACATAGAAAGGATTTCCAAAACATAGTTCATATTCTGCATTTTGATTGAGTAAAGGTTTCAAATCACGTCTAATTGTGACTTTTGTAATATTTGAAGTTACCGAATCTCCACTATTGTCTACAACTGCCTGAAATCTACTATATTTAAATTTAGCTCCATATTTATTCATTTCAGAGGAATCTGAATATGTAGTTATATTGTTAGATATCTCTGTTTTTACTGTATTTGCATTAGAAACCAAACTTGGGTTATAATATGCATTAATATCAACCTCAACATACAAATATTTCAAATCTTGGATTTCACAAACAATTCCTGCAACAGAATATTTTCTTAAAATCCTTTTAAGGTTATTTTTAATAGAATCTGGTACATAAGGACCATAAAATGGTTTTATAGTGATAAAAACCTTCCCATATCTTGGAGGACTCATTTCTTCACCTCCAAAAACAGAAACTGACTCTGTTTCAGGGTAAACTTTGGGAATTAGTGCCTCATAATCAGCTGCAGTGACTGCTCTATTGTATGTGGAGTAGATTTTAGGTGCATAACGCTTAATTGAGTCTACAGATTCAATTGCTTTACCACCTATAGAGTCATTTATAGTTGTAATTACTGAAATTCCTGTACTTACAAGGTTATTGTTGTTATCTACTATTCTTCCATTGAAAGAAAATGATGAAATGTTGTTTGCAACATCTCCATGAGTAGTAATATAGGAAACTTCAATAAAATTGAGTGATTCTAGTGCTTCTCCAAACACACCATCACCAAAAATCAACTCATATCTTTGATCTTCTATTTCTTGAAGGAAATATACCCTTGAAGTACTTGTAACTTCTATTAAAGTGTCAGAAAATACAAATTTTTTGGATGATGTACTTGCTTGAGTGTCACGAACTATCACTTCTACTGTAGAAGTGTCAATATTTGGGTTCTGAAGTATGTATTTTGTAGGAGGTGCAGGATTTTCTGATGAAACAGTGAAATTTGTAGTTAAAAATGTCCCCTCATAGATGGTAACATTACTAAAAGTAGCAATTCCATCAACTACAGGTACTGTAACATCAGTCGGAATGCAAAAAGAGTAACTTTCTGACCCAAAAACTGATGCAGAAGTAGCAACAATGCCTTTTTTAAGGGTAAGAGTAACAGGTTTTGTTGCAAAATCAGTTGTATCTACAAAAAATGATACAATTGCCTTTGCAGCAGTAGTAGATCTGGGTGTATAACCTATATTTCTTGCTAATGCAACTACATTTTCTCTTAAAGTAGCACTATCAATAAAAACTTCATTGCTAATCATGTTAGCATTGTAAGAATTGATGTAAGTATTGTATGCTAATACATCAATTATGCTTGAAAGGTTAGATCCTTCAAAATCATAATCTGTAAAATTAGAATTTGCTCTCAAATAATCCTTCAAAGAAGTTTTTATTTGGTCAAAATCCAGATTTGTAAAATTTACTAGTGCCATTTATCTAGTTGACTGTAGTGCAAATGCTAATTGTTGAGGAAGAGCATCAATTCCTATGATATCATATGTAATTATTACATCAAAAGCATTACCATCAAAGTCTGGAACTGCTTTTACTTTTCTTAATTTAACTCGAGGTTCATAATTATCAATAGTATCCTTAATTTCATCCTCAATTAAGGAAGCAGTTATCTCATCCATGTTGTCAAAAAGCAACTCATAGACTCTGGAACCTAAGTTTGGGTTAAAAACCTTCTCTCCAGGTCTTGTTAGTATTAAATTCCTTACAGAACGTGCAATAGCAGTCTCATTTTTAGTTGCAATTAAATCCGAATTGATAGGATTAACCTGAAATGTCATGCTCAGATCTTTAAATCCTCTACTAACCCTTTCGACAGGCATAAAAACACAGTAAATATAAGTTATTTATGTGTATCTTTACTCAAAAATATTTGATTATAAAAATTAGAAGGTTATATTTAGGCGACTAAATAATAGTGTCATAAGAATTCCTAGCTCTAATGACAATTTTCGTATAAAAGACCCTTTGGAACACTCCATTAGGGTCTTTTTGAACGAAAAAATTTTTACTTGTGGAAAAGGTCGCTAAATAACAATTATAATAGAGCTAGGAACTCTTATGTCAATGCTAATTCAGTGCGAAAAATCAGCACGCCCTTTAGATGATGATACACTTTTCTGGTTAGCACCAGATTATTTGGGTATTTTTGGATTTAGAAAACCAAAAAGATGGTATAAAAGAAATAATTTAAAATTACTCATTAAAAAAGGACTCTCTTGAGTCCCTTTATTTTATCTTCCTTGTCCTCTATACCTTTTTTTAGGTTTATTGGAACTTGTTGCTGCGTATTTGGTGTGCTTGCCCCTACCTTGATAAGTCTTTTTAGGTATGGTTTCTACATAATCACCACCAGAGAGAGATTTTTTGACTGGCATTACTTTTCTTCCTCCAAATCTTTCATAATTTTATCAGAGATCGCTA